GCACCAGTTACATTAAATGCTAAGAATGTAGCAGGAGCACCTGACTTTCTTACAAAAACATACCCTTCATGGGTAGAGTTTGTTCCATCATCTATCGAAGCAATTAAATCAGATACATCAGGATTACCAGTATCAGCACTTGTAGCATCTATAGCAATAGCAGTAATCGATCCTAGTGTACCATGATTAAACCTAATATCTCCAGTTCCGGGATCAGCCATTGTAGTAGAGTTATCAAAAGTATACTTCCAAGCTAATGCTCCTGCTGTAGCCTCTGCATTAGTAGCTGATGTAGCAGCATTAGTGGCTGACGTTGAAGCATTACTCGCTTGAGTAGTTGCGGTGCTTGCAGAACTGGATGCGCTAGTAGCAGATGTAGAAGCATTTGACGCTTGAGTAGTGGCTGTACTCGCTGAACTAGCTGCGCTAGTAGCGGAACTCGCTGCATTAGTCGCTTGAGTGGAAGCTGTAGTAGCTGACCCTGCGGAAGCAGTTGCCGAGGTTGCAGATGCAGTAGCACTTGTAGCTGCTGCTGTAGCCGAAGTAGCTGCTGCTGTGGCACTTGTAGCTGCATTGGTGGCAGAAGTGGTAGCAGAAGCAGCATCTACAATTAAAGTCCATTTAGAGGCATCTGTGTTGCTTGAGATCGGTTGTGCGCCTGATGAGGTATGAGCCGTAATACAGATATAGATGTTATTATTAGAAGTATCTTTAATTATATCTCTAACTACATAAGCTGTAGATGCAGCCCAATTACCCTTGAGTACACCGATTTCTTGCGTGGCTTCTAAACCCCCTGCGCTATTAAATGCCAGTAATTTATTGCCTCTTTCAGTTGCGTTCTTAGTAATAGTGACAACGCCTGCATCATCTACACTCTCTGAGAATCTAAATATATCCCCATCTATAGTATTATGAACGTCCTGTACTAGCATAGTGAGCTTATCTAAAGCTGACTCATGCGTTTCCGCAGGAAAACTGTCATTTTCCACATAGTCTGTAACTTGAGTTTTAGCTATATTACGAACTAGAACTACCTTAGTAGTATTAGCTGGTATATTTCCTGAGGTAAAAGTAACATTACCTCCAGATGCGGAGCCTGCTCCACTTACTGTGTAATGGGTAGTCAATGTTTTCAATACGTTATCGACATATACCTTGATTTCTGTATTAGCAAAGATTTTAAAGGTATAGGCGAATACATCGGTTGATCCATTACCAGTATAAGTAACCTTAGATGTGGTTGTAGTTATTGTCATCTGTTATCTCCTGCAACTCCTCTTGAACTTTGTCGTGGAACCCTAGGAAAACGATCCTCAGCAGAGCTATAGTCTGTCTGGAACTGTTCTATTTGCGTATTTTCTGGTGCAACATATCTTGCCCCAGCTTCATCTCTTACAATCATACCTTTTGCGGCTGTATTTATTTTAAGCTCAACTTCTCCGCCCATCCTGTTCAATCTTTTTCTGAGATCAGAAGGGCTACCATCTTCTTTGGTAGAGTTTACCATTAAATTCCTAGCCAATGTAACATAGTTATTATATACCGCTTTTACAATGTCCTCTTTGTCTGCTGGGTAGTCACCCGCTTGTTTTTCGGGGGCTGTTTTATATAATTTTGAGGCTTTTCTCTTGCCCAACCCCATGACCTTGGTAAGCTTTTGTGCTAAGGTATCCCCATGCCCATCCCTAACATTACCAATAGCCCACCTAAAATAATCATATTCCCAAGGAAGCATTTTTGTAGCTCTCTTGCTAAGTGGATCATATACTACATCTGTAGGTTTTGCAAATACAACTCCTAAATCTTCTATAGCTCTGTCTAATTTATCTGCTTTATCTATAAAGACAGGCATAAAAGACATCATTCCAGTAGTCAACGATGGGGGTAAGTTAAAAGGCGTAACTCCTTTTTTTGCCGCCTCCTCTGTATTATGGGTAGTAACAATTCTCCCCCTCCAATCTCTGACGGGAGAAACCGTCAGAGGCTTAATGCCTGCTTTCCACCGAGCCGATAAAGTAGACAGGTCATACAGCTTATCTTCAGGGCCATCCTTTAAAGTAAGGCTATAAGGTAAAAACTCTGGAGGCACATTGCCCCCTCTAGTTACATCAGCTTTTCTAAAATTACGAAAAGGTGCTAATTGGAACGGAGTCTGTAAAGAGTATAGTAGTTGTTTATATTTGTGCGGCTCTATTCTATCTGAAAAAATCTCCATTATTTTTTCCAAATTAGGTAGCCAAGAAGTATTAATAAGCGCATCTTTAGATGACATTACCATCTGCCATAAAATATCAGAAGCTTCCGCATCATCCTTATGCTCTACTATTTTTGCAAAATCAGCACCAAAAGCTAACATATCGCTGTAAGGTTGAAACTTTTTTATATCAATCCAGTATTCATTACCGTTATCATCCATATGTTTAATTGCCATATCAGGTCTGCCGACTGCCCTTTTCTGCATTTTTTTACGCCAATCGGCTGGTTCCCCAACTCCTCCTGCCTCAGAATGGCCCCTTAAATTACCACTATTATACAAGCTTGCACCCAAACCAATGAGCATTGCCCCTAAAGTCATGCGCCCTGCTTCCTCCATTCTATGAGCTTGTGGTACTCCTTTTTTATATATAGAATTTTTGCCTGCAAAATTCAATGCTCCAGCAGGAGTATTTTGAACAAAGAACTTAGGTATATTACTTAAAACCTTAATGAAAGGAACCCATAATCTCAAAAATGGGGAGAGTATACCTTGGGTTTGTAGCCTCTGCATTGTTCTACCAAGATCACCTAGCTCCTTTTGGAAGGTATTTAACCTGCCTGCCTCAACAGCTTTGTCGAAAATAGTTTTTCCGTCTATGGTATAGGATCGTGGATTTTCAATAATATCTTGAAAAAGAGTAGTAAATTTTTCATAAGTACCCTTTTCACCCCATTTATGACCACCCTCCTTGAGCAATACCATAGCCTTACTATAGCCTGACATATATATTTCTGCATAAGCAGATTGGATTTTAACTAAAGTATCTCCAGAAAAAAGCACCCTTTCACCCATGAAGGCTCCCTTGCCAAGCATATCAACGCCTAGTCCTTGGACATTATTTTCTATACCCAGCGTCCTAGATGAAAGAGCCTGCTGCCCAGTAAACCATGATTCCATCTTAGTCCCTTGGAACGCTCGAAAGCTTTTACCAGTTAATAATGCCGATGTAGCCCCCCTTAATGCAGTCGTTATACCTGCCAATAGGCCTACTACGCCTGCGGTAGCTGCGCCTAACTTAACATCCCCTTTCCCAAAAATCTGACTAGCAAGACTAGCAAATTGCCTAGAGCCTACTTGTACCGTAACATTGCCCAAGCCAGTAGCAAGATTTAACATCCACAACGCTGGGGTTAAAAGTAACCCAGCCCCTATATATCCTTGATAAAATGCATCTTTATAGCCTGATCTACCAAATTCTTCAACAGCCTTAGTAAGCCCTTGCTTACCTTTTTTCAGATAAGCCTCGCTGAGGACAGCAGCTAACCGCATTACATCATCCATATTTGCTTTATCATCCATAGCCATTATCTTGGCAAATTCGGGAGACTCTATAATGTCATCATGATGTCCTTTAGCCCATCTTTTAACACCAAGCGTTCTGCCTGCCACACTAAAAACATCTTCATACTGTTGCCTAATTCCAGCATAGTTACGAAGCGTTCTAAAAAATTCGTTAAATGCATCTTTCCCACTTGCCATCTGACCGCCACCTTTTGCAGAAATCCGACCTAAATTCTGTATAGCTAAAACCATCTCATTGAACGAAGATTCTGCGACTCTAGCGTAGGCAAGCCCTATAGCTTCATTTACTGGGGAACCTTTTTTCCTAGACAACATAGCGGCTTTATCCCAACCCCATAGCTTGTCTATTATCGCATCAGACTCCTTCAGCATTTCTTGAAAAGTTTTACTAGTTTTCCCAGTAGAACTGAATGTGTGTAGAGTGGAAGCTAGTTCTTGCAAGAGAGCCATTCTTTCATCGAAGGTTCTTGCTTGTGCAAGCATCTGAGAAAGAGTCCCATCTTTGAATATCTCATCTATATGTTTTAAACCCTCGTCTGGTGCTAGATTAGGAGGAATTACCAATTTAAACCCTTCTCGCTCGCCAGCCTCCGAAAGTTTAGGGGGTTTAATTTTGATCTTGCCTTCTTGTGGCACAATCTTTCCGCTTCTAACAATCTCCATTGTTCCATCCCCTCTAGGAACAATAGTAATTTGACCCTTATCATTTATAATCACATACGTTCCAGCCTTGCCTTGAGCATTGACCATAGACCTTTTGTCAAAAGCAAGCATATGCTTTTCCAAGCTAATCATTTTAACCAAACGCTCTTTAATTTTATCTGGAATGTATTTATGAGATTCAGCGATCTTAACGCCTGCGGCTTTAAGTGCAGGTAGAATGAGCTTGTCTAAGCCTATCTGTAAAAACATTTCTCCGAAAGCATTGTATAACCTTGATAACGCTTGTTTTGATTTAGAAGGATCATCTTCTGCAAAATACTCAGCAATATAAGGAGTTCCAAGATTCTCACCAAACCATTTATCCAGAGATTGCATTATAGCTCCCCCTGGGCCTCTCTCTGCGGGTTTCCAAGTAACAGCACCATTAATAAATTGCGCAAGCGCACCAGCAGGAATATCTTTACCAATAAACTTTCCTAGCCTATATTTTTTTGACTCCATCATCCCCTTAGCTCCGCTTATAAAACGTGCGCCAGATTGTGCGCCTGCTCCAAGCTTTTTAACCATCTTAAATAAAGGAAACCAGAGTAAGGACATTCTTGCAATATCACGCCCTATATCTTTTGCAGGGCCACCATCCTGCATAATTAAATCCCCTAGGATACTAAAAACTCTTACATCTTGATTAGGGTCATCTGAAGCCAAATTAGCGGCATCAGCAAAAGTTTGTATTAAGGCATCCGCAGTATAGAAACCCCCTGCCAAAGTACCCATCCACGCCTCTCCAGCCATCCGCAGCATACCGTAGTGCCATTTTCTCTGCTCGCCTTCTGGTTCATTCCAGTAATCTTTAAACGCATGGTCTGATTCAGTTCTAGTACCATCTACCACATCTTGATCTACATAAGCCTTAGCATACTTACTAAAAGGCGAATAACTAGAATCGTCAGACAGGGTTTTTTCCCCTACAGTTGTATAGTCGATTTCTTTTTCGTACTGCTGGCGTATTTTTTCATGCTTATTAATTTCTTCTTCACTATGTCTAACACGGGACGATTCGGGTAAAGGCTGACTTTCTGCCTCCCTTGCTTGTTTTTCTAAAACTTCTATAAGAGGTTTGTGTTTCTCCTTGGAACCAAATTCCTCTTCGCTTAATGGAATAAAAGGAGCGTTTTGATTGGCCTGTTGGGTAAGAATATCCCCTAAACTAACACCCTGATTAGGGTCAGGATTTCTTCCTGCCTCATCTCCAGATAAAGCAGCAGTTTCAATACCCTCTTCTGGAGGGGGTTTTCTATCGCTACGCATCCTTAATACAATATCTGGTTTTTCTCTTTGTGCCATCGACTACCTTCCTATTAACTCATTAAATTTATCTGAATACTCTCTAACTTTTTTTGCTGCTGTAGCTCTAGTCTTTCCTACCTTTGTCAAGCCCATCGCATCTGTTTTCTTTTTAGCCTCCTTACGCTTCTTAGCCCCACGCTCCCTTTCCTTTTTTTCTTCCTTGCTAACGCCAGCCCATTTGCCCACATTCCTAGGGTTAATAGACTTTAGACCGCTTTTCCACTCCTCATACTCAGCAATACTTTTAAAACTGTGACTGCCCATTACACCTCCTGCGCTATTAGAGGTATTTTTTAATTCATTAAATTGCTCTAACGTCAACCCTATATCAGTATAAGAACCAAGATCAAGTCGTATGGACGGGCCTTCTAAATTGTCATCCTCCTCTATAGCACTTCGTAGCTTATCCCCAAGACCGAAGCCTGCCTTACCTACCCATAAATCACCCTTAGTAGCATCTGTAGAGAATCTTTCCAAGAGATAAGGAACGTCTGTTATATCTAAGTTTACAGGATCACCCGTCATATCACGCTGAGAAAAGTTATACTCGCTTGCGAGATAAATGTGGTCATTATCGTATACGAAGTCTCCTTTCTTTAGCATAAATTGCAATGCGTCTGTAATTTCGTCTTTTTCGTTCATAGGGTCAGCCCATGCCTCTGTATCCATTCCATACCCAAAATCAATATTACCGTTTGAGTTGCCTTGTCTGCGGCTCATAGATTCTCTAAACCGATTTCTAAGCGCTGGAAGAAAATTAACCCCCTCACCGAAGTATCCTTCAAAATCAGTATTATCTATAACTTCTTTTCTATTAAATAAAGTCGCATCAAAAGCTAGTTTACCCATTGGGCTAGTAATATGATCCCTCCAAGTTGTTTCTGGATAAGGGTTCTCTGGCATATCATCCCCTATATTAAAATCATATACCTCCCATTCTTTAAGGTCAGGCATAGAAAATGATTCTGCCTCAGCAGATTGTTCAACTGGAAGAGTCTTGCGAGGATTTTCAACCCCCAACAACTCCCGTATTGGAGCGTTATCAAATCTACGAACTTGCTCTTTCCATTCATCACCGCCTAAAGCTCCGATTGCTTCCCCTATATTAGATGCAGGCATACTTCCGTAGTCAGGTTGCTGCTCTTCCGTCTGCGGTTCAACGGGAAGGGAATTCTCACTAATTATTTTATCTGAAGCCATTACCTACGTCCTCCCATAGTTGTGCTTTCTCCTCTACGCAGCCCTTTATTTATTTTCCTTGTTTCTTTAAATTGCTCCTCCCTAATCTTAGCCAAATCTTTCTCAGGAAGTACCCTTTGACGTTCTTGTTCTAATAGGCGCTGAATATAGACATTGAATTCATCGTCTGCTTGTCGTGTGTCTAATACATACGCTTTGCCATCCTTTTCCGCTATTTTGTAACTTAGATTATTCTTTCTTGCTCCTTTTCGAGGGCCATCGTCATACACCTCTCTAGCAAAAAAACCTTGATTAGTTCTGAAATCCTCACGCACTCTTGCTCTTACATTCTGTGTGATGTAATTAAACATTGCGTGTTCATTTTGCATATTTTTTACAAAACTTATATCCCCTCTAGTATGCAGAAGTTTTAAACCTTGACCGCTCGGCAGCTTGCCAGTATACCGTAGGAAAAATTCTTCATTCGCTGAAAGACGTTCCACACCTTCGATCAAATACTTAGCAGTATCCCTATATTCTAAAGTTATGTTACTCAAAGCTTTTTCTGTCGCAATCTGTAAGCTCGTTTCAAGTTTGCTCTTCGTATACTCATCCTCAAGCACACCTATCTGATCCCTATAGAACTTTAGCACTTTATACATAGTTGGTTGGTGTAAATCTAAATCTTGAAGCTCTTTTTTAAGCTTAACAACATCCAATGTTCCGTTACCCCTAACTATTCCATTCCTATAATCCTGCGCCCAAGCATAGAACTCGCCCTCTTTGTCTGTCATTTTTTGAACAATCAAATCTATAGGTGCAGAGTTATCATAAACATTCCATTCCTGATATAGCTTAGCGGCTAATGTAGGCATACCTTTATGCAGGTAGCTTTGCGCCTTTTGATCTATAAAACCAGCAGTAAGCGTACCTCTTTCCTTCGCCGTTTCTATTTCCTCTCTATCCTCAGCTATAAGGCTAGCAAATAAACGAACATTAGTATTTTCTTGCGCCGCAAACTCACTATTCTCTTGTTTTAATTTAGCAGCAAAAGCCTTACTGTAAATGTCATAAATATCGTTTTTCTCATCTTCTGTAAATTGGTGCATGGTTAAGCCAGCCGCATCAGTATGCTCAAACATCCCTCCATGCACATCATATAAACCTAATTTTTCATATAACTCCTGCATCACCTCTTCTTGTGTCGGGAACGGAGAGCCATCTTGCAGTCTACCGTGAGCAAACTCATTGCCATGCCTTCGTGCAAACAGTTCTGCCCTGCCATAAGTTGAATCTCGAACAAAATTCTTTGTATCTATTTTCATCCGAGTAAACGAGATAGCACCAAGATTAAACCTTTTTTCTATTGCCTCAATGCCCTTCTCCATTTCATATTTAGCATCAATGGCAACACTCTTAGTTATGTTTCTCTGGTAATCTTTAATTCTGGATTGCAGGTTGGCATCGGTTTGTTTAAACTTTGTAAGGTTATATGTTCCTTCCATAACTGTTGCTTTAGATAGAGATTTTGAAAGTCTTTGGAGTACATATTTTTGCTGCTCAGGGGTTGCTTTTGGAAATATTTTTGAATACTCTTTACTCTTTAGCTCAATAGCTTTACGATATTCTGTTATTACCGCATTTTGACTTTCAGGCTCAAAAGCCCTGCTCATCTTTTCTCTAAACATTCTATCCGTATTATCAAATTGTTTATCAAAATTATTTAAAGCATACTGCTGATTAATTTGTTCAGTAATAACCTTTGCCTTCACAACGCTTGAAACCAAATTACCCATCTCTTCACGCAACAGATTTTGGGAACTGGCAGTTTTCTGCCCAATTTGATACGGCATATAATTAACTCTTAACGCCTGCAAGTTAGTGCTAGGTTGACTTGTATCTGGAACCAATACAGGCTCTTGAACAGATTGTCTTTGATCTATTGGTAGAGGATTTCCGATTTTAGGCATAATTTATTTCCTGTTAATATTCTAAGCTAAAACCACTACCCGTTGGCAAACCATAGCCAGCGTCAGACATATTAAAGGTATTGGTCATTCCTTGCCCCAAGGGTTCTCCAGCAACACTAATATCCCCAATAGTCAAAGAGCCAGTTGTGCTGTCTGCAAAGCCCCCCATTTTAGCGAAAGAGCCTATCCCGCCTGCAATTCCACTAATTAATGCGGCCTGAGCTTGCTGTTGCGCTTGATAAGCCTTAGACATTCCTGAATAGTAATTCATATTACCTTCATTGATAATATTAGCTCGCTGAACATCAGAATTATATTGTTGCATCCAAGCTGTTTGCATCAAATTATTATATTCAACCTTGCCTTTATAACGGGTCATTTTAGCCGCTTGGTCTAATCTTGATGAGGCTTGAAGGCCTCTTTGTTCTATGTTGGCTAGATTTAAGGCAGCAGATTGAGCGTCCGCTAGGGCGACTACTGCTGGGCTACCTGCCATTGTAACTCCAGCAGTACCCCATTTTGCTCGTTTTTGCGCTGTAAAAATATCATATTGCCTTTCTGCCATAAACATATCAAAGGCATTTTGATCTAAAACTTGATCGGCTTGTTGCTCTAATGCATAAGCATTATAGGAGGCATTTTCGCCAACGACCTCAGCATTTCTCTCCGTAATCGTCCGAACAATCGTCCCACGATCCTGCTCCATCTTAGCATTAAGTTCGGTAATCTGCCGATTATACATGGCAGTTGCCATTGCTGCCTTAGAAGATGCTTGACCTGCTTTATAGCCAGAAACCCCCTTAACTACTTCTGCTCCACCTGTGACTGCTGCTGCGGTAACTGGATCAATCGCCATTTTACTTCTCCCATATAGCGTACATACAATTATCTAAGTTTCCACCACAATAATTATGTAATGTGCCTTCGTAGGTAAACCCCATGAACTTTACAAATCTATGCAATTCTTCGTAATCCTTTATAACTTGGGCTTGTACCCGTTTTAATTTATACTTATCAGTAAAGTATTTCAAGTAGAACTTTACAATCTTAATATATGAAAACCTAGAAGCTGGGATATTAGGGGAACCAACTACCCAAACCTCACCAACACCCTCCCATAAAATATTTAAACCTCCGATTGCAAAAATCGTGCCATCTATATAGCCTGTATAAGCTTCTATTGCTTCCTTGCCAATAGCTTTCGCCCACTCAGTATCCGAAAGTCTAACAGCGTCTTTAATACATTCTTCATGTGGTCTAACAATTAGCTCCTTAAAATGCTTTAATCTATAAGGAACAATTTGTATATTACCACATTGTTTTAACGGAGGATCAATCCGAAACACTTAATTCACCTGCAAGGGAAATTAATGTCATTCCTAAAGGTTGTTCCTGTTTAATAGTTATAGATGAATCAGCCTCTTTCCACCCAAGATTAGTTACATCATGCTGGCCTGTAAAAACTGGAGGCGCTGAATCCATAGGATCACCACCATCTCTAAACACTAATTGCTTCCCATTCACCGAAATCCCTAATGTTTCGTATAGATTTAATATAATACGATTCCATGCCTTCTTTCTCCCAAAACTAGAACCATCTACCCTAGCAACTTCTGGCGCTAAAGTAACAAGTTCAGTCGTATATTTGAGGCCTACAGAAGCACTTGTAACGCTTGCAGACAAGGTAATTGCACCACTACTAACTGTGTTATCTGGCATAACAGCCCCATCGCCTACCACTTGAACAACTTGACCTTCCAAATGGGTTAGTCCAGACAAACTGCTAGCAGGGGAACCAGAATAACTTAACCCCGAATCTACATTGATTGTAGGATCAAGATATTCTATATACCTAACTGTAGCGCTATTAATAGTTCTTTTAACACTAATCCATAATTCATCCGACTTGCCATCCGCAGAGGGAATAACTGCAACGCTTTCTACCATTGTGCCTGTTCCACCTACAGGATGTTGATGCCAAGCAACAACCTTCTGATCTCGTTGATAAGTTAGACCTAATAATACTCCATCTGCTCTAACCGCCCATACAATAGAGTCTGGTTCTTGCTGATAAGCCATATGGGTAATTCCATCCCCAGTTATATCTTCTGCTAATATCGTTAAATCAGGAGCAACAAAACCCTCTACATTCAAATCAAAAATCATTTGTCTAATTTTTTTAGTAGCTCGCTGGTTAAATAAAACTGCCCGACCAGACGTTACAGGAGCAACCGTACTTGAGCCATATTTAGTCTCTTGAACAACCCTGACATTAGATGGGGTAACAGGATTGCCATTACCATGTAGCTTAAATTCACCCCCAACAGTACCGATTAAAAGTACGTCAGCAGCCTTTAACCATCTGATAACATTTACATCATCTGTCGCAAGCGTAAATTCTATAGATTCATCATCTAACCCAGTTCCTTGATTCATATTTAAGAAATCACCAGACTTACTTGCCCATATCGTTTGTGGGTTATTGTCTGAAGCCGCCCAATACAGCCGTTCCTCGAAGAAGGTAACGCAACGTGGGTATTCTCCAGAGCTTCCAGCAAAATTAGCTGGCGCACTAGAAAAACTTAGAACGGCAAGCGTCCAAGAGGTATGACTACTACGGGTAAGTTTTCTTGGGGCGTGATTAGGGTGGGCTATATATAGAGTATCGGCTGATTGGGCGAAAGAAAGATCAAATATTTCTGCCTCTAGGTAAGGAGTTGCAACTTCTACAGCAGAGCCACCTGATTGGATTTGTCCATTATCCTTGTAAAACCTAATATACTGATCGCCAAATTCTATGATGTAAGCTTGAGTTATACTAAATTCAAATCTTACTAACCTAACTTTTTTAGAATTAGTTTTCACATTAGCTACATAACGAAAACCACCTCTACGGACAACACCACCATGCGGTAAGCTATAGGCGTTCTTTTGGGTTTTTAGACCATTATTATATTTGTTTATATCAACTCTACCATGCAAGCGTGGAGACAGTTGCCCTGCGGTAAAGTTTGTTTGTATTGGGAAAAATAGTTTCTTTGACATTTATCGAAGTCGTAAATCTGTAAGTGCGTCTGTTTCTATTACTTCTGGCGTTCCCTCCTGTGAGTCGATTGTTCTAGCCTCCCTAATTACCGCTTCATACATAGTACCCATTTGTGCAACCGTTGTCTCTGAACGGGTTATTGGATAAGCTAATTTCCACGCAAGCCGAAGCACAAGCGCCTGATAAAGCAGAGAATCAAACAGCATGGTGTCCTCTAATCTTTGAATATATGTTATATCGACTGTGGACTCTTCTGTTAGTAGCTCTCTGCCTTGTACTGCGTGATCTAACCTAATATCTCCCGAAACAGTCCTGACATCTAATATGCGCAGACAATAAGGGTCGGTAGGTAGTGTAAATTTAAACTTCCAATCAATAATGGGGCTATCTGCTAGCGCAGCTAAATTAGCCGTAGTAATAGCGCAATTCCATCTATGGCCTCGTAAGACAGCATCCCTCTCTCCCTCATAAAAACGATTAGCTAAAACTGCGTTGGAATCATCATCGCTAAAACTAGTAATTGTATTTGCGCCTAGCATAAGCAAGGCTTCATTTGCTAAATCTACTTTAGATGCCATAATTATTCCTTGTTAAGTAAAGTGATGGCCCTGCCAACAGAGCCACCACTAAACTATTTAACCCTAGTTAGGGTCAGCGTACATAATATGAAAATCAAATGTATCTGCTGCTAAAGAAGTTCCTGCGCCTAAAGCAAACGTCAGAATCATCTCACCAGTAGTTACATATCCAGTATCATGTGTTCCACTTTCGTGGAAAAAAGTAACCGTCCTAGCGGAATCCGCAGCAACCGCACTAATAAAAGCGTCTGCGTCTACAGCGACAGCAGCACCAGAACTTTGCGTGGTATGAGCAGCATATCCCACATTAACCGTAGCCGATGCTTCAAGATCACTAATGATCGCCATAGACTGCGGAAGTATACGCACTCCCGAAGGAATTGTCATAACCTGTACGACATCAGAAGAACTGAGGGCTTGCCCAGTAAATCGTGCATATCTGTACGTTACGCCATTCCAAGAAGTAGGCGCATTTTTAGTACCCGACCCATCCGTAGCGTTGGTGTACTCTGTACTTTTATAAGTAGCCATATTACACCTCCGTTAAGAATCGGTACAAGCAATCTCTACAATCTTTTCATCTTCAATGCGAACCGCACCGAGACACATTTGAGCGTAGACTTGCGTACTATAGTTTTTATCTGAACGCTCAGAAATCTCTGTCTTAACGTCCATTCCCATGCTTAGACCAATTCCATCAGGAATCCATGCTAAACATAGCGTATCTCCGCTACCATCGGTAGCTAAACGCTCAGAGCGATGAAACTTGAAACCCATAAAGGTATCAATTTCGCCTGCTACTAGAGCTTTAACTGTATTGTAGTCTGAACTTTGAATCTGCGTGTCGCCAAGCAAATCATAGAATTGGTTAGACTTCATTACAATATGACGGGGTAAATCAGGATCAACGTCAGAAGCATCCAAGATTTTCTTAGCTTGGCGTAACTTCGTGATGTTCATATCCGTTGTACCCGATACAGCAATCTTTTGAGCAGCAGGTAAAGCTACGTTAGATGATGCGTCATCTTCATCAATACTAACGGCATTACCAGACATAGCAGCGATGATTATATCATCCATCTGCCGTCCCATTGCCCACACTCCTGCTTTCATGTAGTCAGAAGAAGGATCAGCTAACATTCGGACTTTATCGGCTTTATCGATTAAGTCTGCCCAGTTGTAATCATCCATTGACACTCGTCTGCGTGAGTGAGGGGTGGAAATTAACGGTGTATCACTATGCCGACTCGTAATTTTTTGAGCCGATGTACTACCGATTCTGTCAAAATGGTCGTACTTACCGACTACATCCGTATTAACACGGACAAAATCACGCAAGCGAGACCCCTTTTGCTGTACCAAGTGTATAAACGTGTCCCTAAATTTTTGGGCAAACGCTTTATTGACTTCAGTACTCATAACACACCTCTTATAATAAGAGATTAAAAGGAAAGGTTATCTGCACCATGCAGGCCTTCATTTGCGTGAAGTTTTAGTTGTCCTTTTTGGGGCTAATTTCTTCACTAAGCTGGGCTTTACAACTTCTACCTGAACCCTAACCGCCTGCGGACATAAACCATAAAATTTATTTGCAGAGGTTGGTGATTCGTAAGCTTCGCAAAACCCATATTGCTCTGGCGTGGCTTTACCTTGGATACGTCTATCCTTATATGTAAAGTTTTCACAATCAGAACAAATAATATTTTCTTTGCCTGTCATCACTCGACACCATATACAATATCATAAAGATGGTCTCTATAGGAAACTGCTTCTTCATGTAAAGAATCTTTTGTGTCAAACAATGCCTTATGATACTTATGCTTCGGGTCTTTTAAAATTGCATCCATTTCAATTTTAGCGGAATCAGAATCAATACTACCAGAATCTTTACCCGCCCCTACCATTTCTGGCTCATTAAAAGCCTTACCGATTTTATGCAGAAACTTAATCATGGCAACATTATTTGCAATACCATTCTGATTTACGAATGTTTTTAAATCATCATCAGCAAATCTATTAAAAGCACGCCTAGACAGGGCAAGATTTTTGTCGTAATTAACATTACCCCATTCTTTTTTAAGAGCAGTTTCAGCATTAAGTTTGGCTTGCGCCATTGCAGCATCAGTATTAATTTGCTGATTATCGTCTAACTTGCTATAAAAATCAATAGCAGCCTGCGCCTGCTTATTAGTTAAACCATTCTTATGTGCTTCATTTAAAAACTCAGAATACATAGACTGATCGTATTCGCCTTCTTTCCCCAAAGTCGGCACATTTATATCATACTTATCAGGAGACTCTGGTCTGCCTAGCTTAGAATAGAAATCATTAACCTCATCTTCGCTAGATTCTTCGCTTGGCATCTTAACCCTAGAACCTAACATTTCCTGCATTGACAAATAAGAGCTGCTCAAACTACCTACGTCTTTAAATTTTTGTAGCGTAGCGTTCTCTTTTAGATCATCCGACAAATACCGAGTTTGCCAAGTCTCTTCTGCTTCTTCATTGCTAGTTTCTGCGTTAGTGTCTATGAGATTATCGTTATTAACGGTCTCTGTTTCTGACATTGTAGCTCCTTTCAAATTTCTATTTCTTCTTGCTGGGTTGGTTGCTGTTCTTTATTTTTAAATGCATCAATCTGTGCCTTTATTCCTAAAACCAAACCCCTACCACCCTCATGGTAATATGTAGAGTAGGGGTCATTAGGTACTGCTGAAATCTGGTTGGAGTACATTTGGTCTAAAAATTTTAAGACCTTCTCTCCATGAACACCAGAAAAAGTTTTTGCTATTGCTTCTCTTATATCATCCAGTTCTCTACTGTACTGGGAACGCATCAACACCTCCTAATGCCTTGACCATTGGAGCAGCCCTGCCAGCCCCTTCTGCAACCTGTGAAGCTTGGTCTAATTGTTGTTGTCTTTCCATTTGTTCTTGTCGTTGCGCCCTTAGTTGTTCTACTTCTTCCTGAGAACGCATGATTTCATTCGGGACAGCCATCCTTTCACCGATAATCTGCAATGCTTCATCGACATTAATGTTGTCCAGCACCTCAGGCGAAAAAGAAGCCATGTTAGCCGCCACACCGAGCCACCTTTGTATACTTGTAACATCTTGTATTTTTTGATTCTTAGCCAGTTGCCCAACATATGACACCTCTATTTCGTCTAATTCAGCTAATTCTTGAGGGGCAGGAGGTAGAATTCCTGCACGATTCATTAAACCAAAACTGCGTAGAATAAGAGGGGTTAAAACTTCACTCTCAAACCTAGCTACAGTTGGGCCAAGTAATTTCTGAATCTGCTCTCTTACCGTTGCCACCTCTTCTGCGGTCATGTTCAATTTCTCTGGCAATACCAACTGATCCGCTAAGAAGATACCTCTAATAGATTTTTTTAATTCACCTGCTTTAAGAGAAGATAAATCAAATCTACCCTCAAAACGTAAAAATTTAAATCTTTCTGGTTCCCTAGAATAGTTAATTGCAGAAGGAGTCATTCTAAACGTACCAATAATACCCTGATCTGGTGCAATTAAAGGAGGATGTACGGCTGTAGCAAGCCCTTTAAGCTCCAACTCTCTAATCTTATTCAAGGTTTTAATATCTGGCATTGCTATATCAGCAGGGCTTCTACCCCACAGTTCTCCAGAAGCCTTTTCAAATCTACCAATTACATAAGGTAATTCATCAAATCCACTCTCCCGTACCAGAGTCTTTGAATCTAAATGAATATCTAGGGAAGCAAAGCGCTTATCCATCACATCTTGTGAGCCTGCTCTATAATCATCCCTAGGAATTAAGACTCTAACAAAAGTAAACTTTTCATCAGGCTTTTCCTTGCAAGCCTTTTTAACTTTATCTGGTAATTTGCGCTGTCCAAAAGCCTGTTTTGCCTGCCTTGCTGTGAAAACATATTCCCAAAAAACAGTATCAGGTCGGCCTCTTTTATCCTCAGCAAACACAAATTGTCCCGTAGGTATAGAGGTGAAAACAAGACCACCAAAATTTTCATCATACGCATCATTTTCTTCTAACAAAACATTAATAGTGCCAAAAGATGTAAAGTCTAAAAACGCCTCTCCAATGGCAGTATAAAAGTTACTTTCATGCATACTAAAGAACATCTTTTGAGTAACATCATGAAACCATCTTCTAACCGTAGGAACTTTATTTAAGTAACTGAGTGCATGACCAGAGGGGATAGAAAGACCAAACCAAACTACCGACTGAGGAACTAGGGCGTTTTGCATGGACATAGCCATAATACGACTCGCCTCTGGAGCCGAAGAATCAAACATTTTATTAGTATGACGCTCCGCATTAATATGTCCAGAGCTGTCTACGTTTTGTTTTCTAGGCCGTATATAATCCCTAACATCACGAAAGAACGGTTCCCATAAAATACGATCTTCTTTTAAAACATCATACCGTCTTATTAAATCTTTCGGAGAGTAACTATAGGCCATATTTATGCTCCAAGCAGAGATTTTTTATCGACATCAGCAGAACCAAGCAAAGTCTCTTTTATAGGTTTTTCTGCTCTTTTCCCTAGCTGTATCCGCCCTTTTTTTAAGCTTGGAAGCGGTGTTCTTTGTGTAAAAAATTTTTCTGTATTAGCCTTAACATTAGAAAGTTTGATATTTTTATCTGTTTTATATCCCTGTAATGCTGAGCTTGGAACACGTCCGGGGCTAGTAGCCGTATAGAACTGCCCAGTAGCAGCCCTTAAAGAAGTATGTTCTGGATTGTCATACATATAGTCTATGTAATCACCAATACTAGAGACACGCAATTCCTCGTCACGCTCCGCTTGCAGGCGTTGTCTCTTTTGTTCTTGCGCTCTATTAATCGCCGCATAATCTACTTGTGGGGCTGACCCCCCTTTAAATCTAGCGTGGCGGAACAATCTTTTTTCTAGCTCACGATCCTCTTGTTTAAATAAAATATTCATAATATCCCTCTAAGTAGATAACAAGCCCTTAGTAGGTTTGTCTCCAACAGTTTTCTTTTTATAAAATAAACTTGGTTTTTCAATTTCTTCTTCGGCTAACTCTCCCAGCCCTAATGCACCGCCCTCATTTGTAATAGTAGTTTCCCTAGTATCTGTGGTTGCTAACCTTGCTAGTTTACGCCTTTTATCTGCGTCTAATTTAGCCTGAGTAACGCCTTCTGGCTCAGGGAGTTCCTCTTTTGGCGGTAAGTAGTCCGCCTCTCTTGGCGTATCCATCACATAAGGGGCTGGCATTGCTGGCATTGCTCCCTTTCCACCCATAACTTATCTCCTATTTAATCAAATACATCATATTCTGCTACAGCACTTGCTTGCATTACCTTAATGCTTAAATATCCTGCTTCAAAGCCCAAGGAACAAGTAGATAAAGCATCAAACCCATGCGAAGCCCAATTATGCAAAGGACGGTTCTTGTAACATCCGTTCTTATCGTCCCATTCTTTACGATAATTCTTCAAACAAGTCAAGCCCCTACTGCATTTATTCTCATCAAAATAAAATTGTGGAAATAGATTTCTGACACTTTCAATTTTATCCATTACGTCAGCAGGTCTTGGAACTGTCTCAAATATTAATCCTTGCTCCCTCGCAAACTCTTTTCTAGTCTTACCAATCGTGAAGTCACGCACCTCAATATCATGTGGTGCGAGATGCTTCCCGAACCTATAATCCTTAGCTTTTAGCACATTCACATAATGGGACAACCCTTCATCAGCATTTTCATAGTAGTCTATAAATCTAATAGTATCTCTATGGACTTGAAAGAACCAAATACAAGTCGTATCGTTAATTCCTAAATCCCAGCTAGTATTCACAGGTAAATTCCGAATATAAGGAACTGTGGTTACACGTTGATCCATATACGCTAGTTGCAGATGGCGTGACAAGTAAGCCCCTTCTATGCTCTGTTCAAAAGCTTCCTTAGCTGTAGTTGGATACTCACGCTTGACATCATCCCCTAACTCGGAAACTTTTTTTGCATACCAAGATTTTTGAGCTTGGGTAAATTTAATTTTTAACGCAGGCTCTTGCTTATCAAAGTATGAAACAACATCTGGAGTCAACTGGGCTGTTGTTTCTAAGGTGTAAGCTTTTTCTTTATACCAAGGGAAGAAGAAGAACCTATAATCCATAGTGGTAAGTTCTTTTTGGGATAGGGTGGCTAGCTCTGAATCACGACACTTGTTAAAAAAGTCACCTTCGTTACCCATAGCCGTAGATTCTATGGCTAACAAAGCATCTCTAGGCAATGTTTCAATACTGCCAGTACGCACTTCCCTAGCTTTTTCAGGTTCTTTCGCACAAATTTTGCCATACTCTGTAATAAGCAGTTGAGATAATGTACCTGATCTCATTGAGGTTGATACTCTAAATGCAGAACCATTGCTAAATATCAAACGCTTTCCTTGCTCACTTTCCAACTTAATTGTGTCATAGATTAAATCTCTTAATGCAGGAATATCTTTTGCTACGTTATCCCAAACATCTTTTACCTTAGTTCTAAATATTTCTTCGGCATTTTCTCTCGTATCAGCAATAATTCCAGCTTCTCTATTGGGGTTAAACAAACAATCATCTAAGAATAACACAGAAAAAAAGGTAGTAACCCCTAATTGTCTTGCTTTTAAAACAATAACCCTGTTCCATATATTGCTATATAGCTCACGTTGCGCCCAATTAAGCCTAAATGGGATTAAACTACTCCCCTCTTTTGGACGGATATGGTAAAGATTATTTAATCTCCAAGTACGACTCTTAATTAGTTGTACTAGGTTCTCTTGCTTTTTCTTTGCCACCCTCAGTCCTCGCATTGTAGTTAAATCCCGATGATTTTTCCTGAATTTGAAGCATAGCTTCAGCAATCGGATTCATAGCATTAGCAACACTATTACTTTCAACGTGTATCTGTTTTACTTCTGGATAGACAAGGCGCATAATTTTTAAAACTATGTCAGATTTAACTTTAGGGGGTGTATTTTCATCCCTGTATAGACCAACCGCTTCCCTTAATGGATCAAAATTTAATTTATTTAGAACTTCCCCAACCAAACGGTTCTTATTAATTACATTCTTAGGCCTGCCGGGGCCTGCAAGCCCACCTTTTACAAACCTTTGTGGTATATTGTTATTTTCTTCCATCTTTAATCTCTTTCTTCTCCCACACCTTCCAATCATATGGTGGTTTACGGTAAAGCATAGGATGTTTAGGAATTATGTATTTGGTTGTCTCTTCTATAAGATGTATCTCATCCCCATCTTCAGCGTATTTACGGCAATCAACCTCCGCCCTTGATAAAATTGGAAATGAGTAGAGCATACGCTCACCATCTTCATTCATCTCTACTACAACCCCAAGAGAAAAATGCAAGCTCCAACTAACCATATTTCCTAAGAAGGGTCTTTGCTCTAGTGGGGGTAGGGACTGAGCGAAAACTGGCGCATAGGATACAAGTAGGAGGAGCATTGCACTCCATAACCTCATTTTTTGTTGCGGTCTTGACCCATTTTCCAAGTAGCTGCGCTACCGATACCTAACATCCCCCATGCCTCGTCAGAGAAATGGTGGTATCCTAAGCTTTGGCAAATCATCATCAACATACCAAGGCCTAACAGAATATAGGTTTTATGACCTGTAGATATACCATCTATAAAGCCAATTATAGTTTTTACCATACTGTTGCTCCAATCAATTAATTAATAGAGTGACACTCTTGTAGCTTTTTTACCATATTATTTTCAAATTGCAAGCGTTCTTCCATCCAAGAAGGAGAAACAGAATAGTTACCGTCCTCCAATAATCTCATATCACTTTCTTTCAGAAGAACTACCTTGCTTGTGCAAGCGTTTAAACATAGCAGCAAGGCGATAAACACTACCCTTAGCCAAAGCATCCTTGATTTCATCATCGTTTTCCTTCCAAGTACGCTCATACTTTGTTTTAAATCGCCTTTTAAGGGCTTCTCTAATGAAACCGATGGCTTCTCCAATGAGGCTCCACATCTTCTAGGCTCCATTTTGTAAGGACACTCACTCTTCCTTAGGCTTATCATCCTTTTTAGCAATGTAAACAATGTAGTCAGGGTCATTTTCTTTATCCTTATAACTGTTTGTCATTACTAAGAGTTTGGTTTTGTAAGTAAAGTTTCCGCTAAAGTAATCATTTCCGTTCTTGTCTTGGTTTTTCCAAAGTCCGCCTATTGGCACTAAATCACTCATAGCTTTTCAATGTCCTTTCTGTTTAAATTAAGTTTGTCACTACCTGCTTCAATATGCCAAGAGGCTCCAAGATCGTTGAACTCTGGCAAATGTTTCTCATTCCACTTCAACATCATCAAATTTGCGCAAGCATGGCCTATGTGATCCTCAAAGCCATGACCTTCCTTCATGTATAAGTAAATATGCCTTAGAGCATGGTTGATTAGAACAGAATTTTTTAAACCCTTCTTCCAATTATGGTCTCCATGATTTACAGCACCCTCATGCATAGCCTCTGCAACAGCCTCTACACCCTCAGGTGGAACCAAGTCATACCTAACGCCTTCTACGTCCGCACTTCTACTTGCGCCTGTTTCGTACACTTTTTTCTTAGACAATCAAACCCCCTTTCATCATATTTAACTATTTAATTAAATAAATAATTAAATAATTCTCAGCCCCTTAGGGCTGTTTTTTCTTTAATGCTTTTTCTTATTTTCAATTTTATCATACTTTTAATGAATTGTCAACCCCCTTTTATTGGCTTTCTTTTTTTTATTTTTTTTTGGAGAAATTGTGTCGCCCTACGGATGAGTTAATATAATACGCATGAATTCCCGCATTTTCGGGGTCGCTATTCCCTGCAATGGGAAACGTAAGGCATTGATTTATAAAGGATTATCATAACTACGATGCATGAATATGAGGCATAACTCATGTAATAACAATAAGATAAGGCATAAAAGCATAAAGCATATATCCCCTACAATTACTTAATGCCTTTAAATTCATAGGCTTATGCATTTCAGTAGTAAGGGAAGCCTAAGCAATTCAGGTATAATAAACCTAGAAAAACGACAACGGCCTTTAAAATCAATAGGTTAGAACGATGTTCAAAATGAGGCATCGTCTAAAATTGAACCCATTAAAAACGAATAACACCTTAAAAATCAAACAGTTAGACTGCCTCAAAATGAGGCAATCGCCTTAAATATCAATGATTTTTGCCTCAAAATGAGGCATTTAATAAACAGCCCAAAATGCTAAGTCATTGAAAAATAAAGACTTTTCAAAAATGGCACGGCATTTGCTTGTAAGGGTTGAGGCAAAATTTTGCCTTGTTAGGCCTTGTAAGGCTTAACTACCCTATAAACCTTTGAAAGGAAATACGTTATGAAAAACGCAAAATCAACAAAGCAGGGAAGCTTATACGAACAAGAATTAAAAGCATGGCAGGACAAGGGTAATGAAATCGTGAGGTTATGTGGCCTAGATACTTCTCGAAACGTAGTCGATGAGTTGGCAGTGCATGGTAAAAACAAGCCTACTGAAAAGCCCGTTGAGGTAGTCTTAGGTGGTAGAATTACGGTACGTTACATGAAGTTAAGAGAAAGCATTGACAAGGATACGGGTTCTAAGAAGTTGTCAGGTGGTAATATCTGGATAGTCAATGAAGGTGGCCAGCCTATGTATCAGTCTGCACCTGCCTTTGCTTACTTTATCGATGGTTTGAAGCAGGCAGGGCTTGACAATGAGGTTTACCATGCTCTAAGAATCGCATTAGAAGGCCACCTGCCACATACTAAGCACCATAAAAACGCTATTCGAGGCATGAAGCAATCAAAAGGCAGTAAAGATAGCGATGTCAAGGTGTTAGCAGATAATAAGCCTTATACGATGGACGATTTACATTGGTAAGCCTTTAATTTTCAAGGTATTAAACCCCTTAGGCCTTTACGGTTTAAGGGGTTTTTTACGTTTCAGGCCTTTTGAAGTTTACCTGATTATCAGGCCAATTTCAAAATGCTTGTAAACCGATATTCAAAACCGATTGTAACGGCCTTATCCTGCCGAAATATCAACAAAATAAAAAAGTCGGTAGGGTAGGCAGGGTAAAAAATTAAAGCCTTAAATCAGCCAATCAGGCCGTCAGAATTGAAACGGCAATTTACTACCTAAGCCTAAGGGGGTGAAATAAGCATGAATGAGAATGATATTAGGGAGCTATTCGAGGTATTAGCTAAGTTATTGTTAATTATAGGTATAAGCGCATCTGGTATATTGCTAGCGTTTAGTAGTTATATGAGGTAAGGCCTTATAAATCAATAGGTTAGAGAAGTATGATAGTCAAAGCCTAGGGAAGCCTATAACGGGGTAGGTTAATTTATCTTGTGGTATAAAATTCCCATCTTACAAATTCCCGTAATACAGGAGCGATGTATGTTTGAGATATTGGTATGGCTAACTGTATGTGTAGTTGTACTAGGAATTGCATACCTAGCCTTGGTAATAACACATAAACAGGAGCATTAACATGAAAGAAGATAGACTAGAAGGATTAGAAGATGTTGGATTGTGTAGTGAATGTGGAGAAGAAGCACAAGTAGAAGTAGATCAACAGCAAGGTTACTGTGAATCATGTTGCACTAATACCGTAGTGAGCAAAGCTATTCTCTACGGGCTTGTTTAACCTATACTGGAGAATTACTATGTCTGGTAGATTAGTAAAGGCTTCTAGGAAATGGCTTAATTCCCTTTCCCCTAGGAAGCTTCAGGAACACGCAGAAGCGAATGATGGCCGACATACTAGGAAGTTACGGGCTAAGCTAAAGCGTTGTGATGTAGTGTTAAAGAAAGACCCTGATACGGGTAGATGGTATCAGGCGTAGCAAGAATGGGGAACGTACTACTCTAACACCACAAACTAACTGTGCATACCTCCTTGGCCGAGTGGTATAGCGTATGTGCGTTCCCTTTTTTTAACTCTCCTCACACAAGGGGGAGGGTGGGGATTCCCTGTACTCTATATATGGTGTCTAGGGTGCAGGGAAATTCCCTTAATTTACTAACTAAATAGGATGCATCTTCTCAATATTGGCTCCGCCAGCCATCACCTATCCTAAGACTTGGGTAGGAGTGATGTGAGAGAAGGTGTGTTCTTATTTCTGCGAGGTGAGCAATGTCAAACTCTAGTATGTATACAGTAGTTACAAGCTCAACCTGCATATCACATTATCAAGTGCGTGCTAAATCTGAAGAGGATGCAAAAGATAAAATATATGCAGGAGAATATAATACTTGTAAAGATGTAGACTTTAAAGATGAGACTATTGAAGAAGTTAATAAACAGGAGGAGGCCAAATGAGTAAGAAAGACTACATTGGCATTGCTGAGCAACTAGCCAATACCTTGTTTGAAGTTATCCCTAGAGCATATTCCCATGCCTCTGTTAAATTCCTCTGTGAACCTTGGGTTGAATTCTTATCCTCCCGTAATTTTAAATTTAATAGCGATAAATTTAGTAACTATGTATGGGACTCTTATTGTGGTTTGTTGCGTAACGGTAAGAGAGAAGAGAAGTTATATCAGAGATTGGAGGGGATAGAAAGATGATTAACAGGTACTATTTCATAGGTGCTGTGCGTAAGATTGATTCAAAAGGTTCATATCAGGTGCAACAAGATTCCCTTTCTGCGAATGGTGAGCGTGATGCGTTTGATAAGTTCATAGAGAAATGGGATCACCCTGTTGGAATGCCTAAATTTATTATGTGGTCATTTGGAGAAGAAGGTTTGCGTACCGATCACGATGTTAAAAGACTTTGGTTGGTTGGGAACCCAAGGGGGTCTACTTAATTAACCTCTCCTGACAGTCAGACCCACGCTGGCAGGGACTAAAAATGCTTGCTATGCGCTATACTATTGGGTGTAAGCGTGGAGTTTTCCTTAGATCGGACTAAGGGTTTGCTCCTTTCATTGCCCTAAGTATAGTGTCAACCGTAGACGGTAGATTCCCTTGGAAAACGCTTGCATAAACTACCTAATAGCAGGAAGCCAGCACCTTATTAATTCCCTATAGATACGAAAGGAAAGAGTATGGAAGAAACAAAATACAGACTTAAGATTAAGGCTATGTCTAATCTTACGGAAGCTGCTTTGTACGCCTTGATTGATCTTTGGTATTTTCTAACATACAAAGAGGATCGCAAGGGCCAGTTGTTAGAAGCGCATGAGGTAGAAGAGTTTGCAAGTATGATTAAGGATCATGCCTATTACTTATTTTGTAAGGACGACCATAAGATAATGGATGGGCAAGGACAGTTAATTACTCAACCAACAGGAGGTAATAAAGATGAGCGAAACAAGATTAACTAGATCAGGTGAGCGAGTACCAGTAGATGAAAAAAAGAGAGCTTTATATCGCCAATACCAAGCGGAATTAAAGTCCTTGCGTCAGGCATTCCAAACTAGCAGACCTCTTTGCGCTCCTGAAGAGCGACCCTTTACATACCATAAGCCTACAAGAGTTGGTAGCGATTTGCGTGTAATAGGATGGAAGTTGGTAACGGAAACTATTACCGTACAACTAAGGCAGTTTGGTATCCCCATGTTTGAAGAGCAGGTAGCAAGATTAGTTGAGGAAATTCGTCAAGTTAAGGCGCTAATCAGGGGGTTGGGGTGTTATCCAGCAGGTTATGAATCATTAGGTGAAGGGGGTAACTATGAGTAAATATCAGATGATGCTTATATCCTTAGTTTTTTCTTTAGTTATTTTATGGGCATTCTTTTATATGGGTGATAAGTTTATTATCCCCCTGTTAGAAACCCATGTTGACCCGTTACGCCAAGGGGTATACCCACAAATAGAGTACACGGGTAAGCGTAATCTCCCTAATCTTAAAGCCGTAGAGGAAAGCTGGAAGTTTGTTCATTGCACTCCTACTACAATAGATTGTGGGAGGCTAGAGTAAATGAGCTTGAAAAATGGTGTAAAGCTTAAAGCTAAAAAATATGCAAAGGGTAAAAAGATTAAAGACTTACAGCTTAGTGATTTAAATAAATTGTACGACCAGAGGTATTTCAATAGGGGTAGGCCTCCATTAACAAAGCCAAATAAAAGAGACAAGACTTTGTTAAGGCAGTTGAATAAGGGTATGACCTTACAAGAACTAGGAGATTTGTGGGGTATATCTAAGCAGCGTGTTCACTATATCCAAAGGCGATGGTCTAAGGATAAACTTAAACGTATTAAGAAAGGACAATTACTATGGGACTAATGTTACATTGTGGCGCACATGAAGTAAAAGTACATGAGTTAAGGGATGTTCCAGTACCAGAGGCAGTACATGAATATATCGGGCGGTCAGGGCATACAAAAACTCTTGCTCGCACTCAAAGATGGAGGGGTATCCAGCATTACGATATTGTAAATGCTATAGATGGAGTATGCCAGAATAAGGGTATGCCTATCGATTTAAAAAGAACTAGGTGGGGCGTTAGTGATGACGGTGGCGATTTGTTTGGCTATATTAAGTTTGAAACAGAACTTATGGGTAGGCCAACAGTTATTTCCCAGTATTTTACAGACGAAATGGAACCTACTATGGGCTTCCGACACTCAAACCTTAGCAAGTTTGCAGCGAAGGGTACAATAGGAGGTAATGTTTTTGTTTGCGACAATATGGCTATAACAGGTGAGATTGCTTTTAATATTAAGCATACTAGCGGTAACATTCACAATATTAATTCTGTTATGGAGGAAGGAATAAACAAGTACCTTAAAAATATTCCCAAGCTAGGGGAAATGGTACGCAATTTAAAGTCTATAACGATTGATGATCGCAAGCTTGCCAGCGCATATCTTAGGGCAGGTAGGGATAAGCTTATGTCGTGGTCACATATTGGTTACGTTGATAAGCTATGGGAGAACCCAACACATGATGCTTTCAAGCGTTCAAGAGATGGTTGGCGTTTGTATAATGCTTTTAACACCGTAGTAAAAAGATATTCTCCTGCTAGGCAGTTTGATATTGTTGGTAAATTAGATAAAATTATTAGACCAGAGGAGAAAGAGATATGCTTCTAACACCCGAAGAAAGGCGCAAGGGTATTGGTGGTAGTGATGTAGGTGCAATCATGGGAGCCAATCCCTATTGTAGTATTGTTAAGTTATATAAAGAGAAGAGGGGGGAAATTCCCCCTCCTTCTTTGAATCATGCAATGAAATGGGGGCAGATATTAGAGAGTGTAGTTGCTAAGGAATTCTGCGAAGAGAATAAGTATTTCTTTGATTCGGATGCCATACCTTTAAACAGTCACTCTCCTCATGTTCCTTATCCAGATGTTACCTATGATGGCGTGATGTATCAGCCTCTTATAATCAGGGGAGTAGAGGATTGGATGTATGCTCATCCTGATTTCTACTTACAAAAACCTTCTCTTGTAGAGGGAGAAGATATTTTAATTGGTATAGAAGTCAAGACTGTAAGCGAAGGGATACATAGGAAATACTGGGCTGAGGGAGAAGTACCGCCTTGGCAATACTACCAAGTAGTTTGGTATAGCATCATAACAGGCATCGATAATTGGAAATTCATAGGGTTTGCCCCACACCTTAGAATCTCAGGTAATCCTATAATGACGCATGATCTAATTATAGATAGGGAAACTAAGGATAGGGTTTTCCAAGCTGTTCTAAAATTTTGGGAGTGCTTAAAGTCAGGGACTCTACCAGAGATAATTAATCCTACTAAGGAAGATTTAAAACTACTGTATCCAGAAAGCACTATGGATTGGGTAACTAGCACAGAGAAAATAGACATTGCTGTTGCCAGACTTAGTGAGATTAAAGAAAAATATTTAAAGCCTTTGGTAGCAGAAGAAGAGACTTTAAAAAATCATATTAAATCTTATATGGGTAAGGCTGGCATTCTAGTAGGGCAGGAAGGACAACAGTTAGTTTCGTTTAAAAATTCTAAGACACAAGTTAAGACAGACTATAAGGCTATCGTTGAGTCTTTGCGTGCGCATTTATCAGCACATCCGTCTGATGAATCTGATTATGCTATGTCTTTGTTGGGTGATTTTGAGAATGAACATACCAAGGCTTATGTCCAATCACGCAGATTTCTAATAAAGTCTAACACATAGGACATCATCAGTACCACAAATGTCCTTTGACAAAATTTTTAAATAGGAGTTGGTATGTCAATAAACAATAATAACGGGGGTTCACCTAGGAAAGATGAGTCAAATAATAAGAATGCCTTAGGTACATTCCCTGTAGCTGTAGCAATTAAGGTAGACAATTTAAGAAAATTAATTAAGAACTTAGAGGAGGCTTGTGCGCAGGATAAAGAATCAGGGTTACTTATGTATCTCAATAGGGATGATATTAAATTATCAGATTCTAATGGGGTGCTTCGTGTTATAATTACTTTAGATTAGGGGGTATAATGCCAGAAAAGACTAGTGATAAAAAGCTGGCTGAGCTATATGCTACATTTCAGTCAAAAGAATTTAGGGAAGATATAGCAAAATGTATTAAGGATAAGGGGTGTAAGGGTATGGATTACATTCCTTGGTCTAATGTTATGGATAGATTTTTTAGGAATTGTCCTAGTGCTACTTACGAATTCCATACTTACCAACTACAACTTAACGATAAGGGAATAGAGTGTAGAACCGTTAGACCTTTCATGGGTGATGCAGAAGGAGGATACTTTGTATCAACTAGCATTACCTGTTACGGGACTACTCGCTCTATGACTTCACCTATTTATGGCAGAACTTTTACTACCGTAAATCTTAAACCAACTTCAAGAGATGTTCATAATGCTCAGATGCGTTGCTTATGTAAAAACGCTGCCATGTTTGGTTGCGGTATAGAGCTATGGACTAGAGAAGAAGAAGCACAGCTAGAGGCAGAAGAAAAAGAACCTGCTAGTACAGGTCTGGAGAGAGAGGATATTGTGAACGTAGCTATAGATACTTTTGGTGGCGAAGAAGTTCATGCTAATCCTCCAGTACCGTCAGCATCCGCACAGGGTGTATCTCCAGACCAGATATGTAAGAAATGCGGTGCTGTTTTGGTTATGAAGAATGGGAAGTTTGGTAGTTTTTGGGCTTGTCCTAATTACCCTGAATGTAAATTCACAGCCCCAATAAATCCATAGGGCATTTGGCGGTTGGCACAAATTTTGCAATATTAATATTATTATTATTATTAATTATTATTATTATTATTATTATTAATAATTATGGCAGACAACTTAGTTAGTAGGTACACGCTCTTTTGGTAGGGTATACGCTGAAACCTAAGTTGTTCTGCTAATGGAGATACTATGGCAGAGTTAGCAGGTAGTATGTTTTCCACTACCTTTGCGGATAGAGATGTCGAACGTGCTATTCTATCTGCTATTGTGGGAAATAAGGAGCAAGCTTCTTTCTTTATGGACAGGTTGAGTACGGATGACTTCCACTACCCTATCCATCAAGAGTTATACTCAGAAATTAAAGACACATTTAAGCTAGGTGGTGATTTAGATTTTATAACAATCAAGTCTAGCTTCAATAACCAAAAGAGACACCAAGAAGTATTAGAAGAAATACAAAGCATTGATACTCCTTCCGATTTACATGAGCAATACTGTAAGATATTAAAAGAATTCTCTTCCAAAAGACTTGTATCTAATCTTTGCGCTAAGGCACAGACCTTTCTTAATAGCAATAAAGAATCCTCTGAAGTTATAGATGTACTCCAAGCAGGGTCTACTGAGATTATCAGGTCAAAAGATTTTATGTTAGAAGAATCCCCTGTATCCACTACCGAAGATTGGATAGGTGAAATACAAGAAGAGATGGATCAAGGGGAGAGGAAGCAAGGTGTATATGATGGCCCCTCTATTGGTATGCCACTACTAGATAATAAGATGCGTGGCTTACAGGATATAAATGTTATATCAGCACCTACTGGTCATGGTAAATCCATGCTTGCTCTTAATTGGGTGGTACATATAGCAAATAAAAATTTATCTGGTCGTGTACTATATATTAATTACGAAATGAATAGAAAGCAGTTAGCTAGAAGAATACTAGCGATTGCCTCTGGTGTTACATACGATGAAATATATAACAGAAGATTTAGAAGTAAAGAAAATGCAAAAGCATATAGTGATGCGAAAGCATTATTCCTAGAGCATAAGAATTTAATTATTACTGGTAACGAACCTAAGACTTTAGCCACTACTATGGCTTTAATACAAGAACACGTTACTTGCCACAACGTAAAAGTTATTGTCATAGATCATTTGGGTGAAATTACTAGTGAGCGTGATGAATATAATATGGAGCATTGGATCAAGCTACAGAAATATGTGAAGGAATTAAAGAATGTGACCACACGATTAGGAGTTAGGCTTATTGTGGTAGCCCAGCAAAACAGAGAGGGATACAACAATGGGCTTGGATCAGCAGGTGGGTTAGGTAGAGTCGCAGGGACATTGGAATTAAGCAGAATATGTGATTGCTTTATCAATATGTATACGACTAGAGAAGGAGATAATATTATAGCATTAGAAAAGAATCGTAATGGAGAGTCTTGTAAATTCAAATCTAACTTTGATGGGGCAAGACAAAAGATCACATTAGAAGGAGTAGTATGACTAAGAAGAAAACTACTAACAGCACAGATAGCACTAATAAATATTATGAAGTTAAAGTTTACGATAAAGACGGTAAGCTAAAAGAGATCATTCCGCCTAGTAAGGTCAAGGAACTTTCTTGGAAAAATTTTAAACGCCAAACAAACTGGAGAAGGCAGGCTAGCAAGGAATATAAAACATTTAAAGCTATGAAAGAAATGGAGGATAATAACAATGCATGAGGGTAATGGATATGTAGTAGGGAGGGAGTGCCAAGGCTGTAATGAGGAAGGCCACGACCATAGCATAGCTTACTTATTAGAGGATCACCCAAGACTCAGTAAGAAAAGAAAAATTTTTCAAACTAAGGCAGAGGCAATAGATTACATAGAAGAAGTTTTAGATATGTCTAGGGAAGAGGTTATGATTATACCAGTTGAGGAGATACTAGATGACGAATAGTAGAGATAAGGGAAAGCGTGGGGAGAGAGAGGTATGTCATTTACTTAGTGAACATCTAGGCAAAACCGTAACAAGAGAGCTTGGTGCTTCAAGGGATGGTGGTTGCGATATTAAAATTACAATAGGAGAGTTCACTTACTTCATAGAAGTTAAACTATATAGAAAGGTTACACAAGCTTGTGTATCGAAATGGTGGGAGCAAGCACTAAGGCAGGCGCATGAAGATACCAAGGCGTTAAATCCTATACCTGTATTGATCTACAGGCAGAGCCATTGGAAATACTGGGAAGTTGTAGTACCTTTGAAGTATATGATCTGGCAACTAGGCGCAAATAATAAACTTGCTGATAAAAAAGGGGAGCATACTGTTACAATATGTATTATGTTTTTAGCAGACCTAATGAGAATGGGAATAGAAAGAGAAACAATCTCTAACGGAACTACGGAAATTTATATGGAAGAATAGAGCGTATGACTTGCCAAGCCTGTGGGTGTAAAGAAGAAATTATGATACATGGACACTACCAATGCGCTGCTTGTGGCAGGATGAACTACGAATGTTGCCAAGGAGAAACCCAAGTAGCAGAGGAAAAAATTATAGAGCCACCTAAGATATGTAATGAATGTTGGAACTATGAAGATGACCATAAACCTTATTGCAAAAGACTATTAGATGCCTAAGTATCCCATAACTATAAGGGAAGGAGACTCTATGCATGGACACAACTACCCCTCTAAAGTTTTATTAAAGTGGTATGAAGTTTCTACTGCCATTCATATAGTAGGACTACGACATACTGAATCTTTAAGAAAGAGTATGCAAGATAAGCATGGCTATAAGGGGAGGGATATGCAAGACAACTTGTATGGTGTACTAGGAGAAATAGCCTTTGCGAAAGCAACTAATACTTACTTTCCTATGACTGTTAATACATTCAAAGATGCTGATGTAGGTATTGATTGGCAAGTGAGAACCGTAGGGAGCAATAAGAATAGAGATTTAATAGTAAGGCCTGCTGACCCTACCAGCCACAAGTATGTCTTAGTAGAGATCACCAAGTCTAATCCATTCTATGAAGCTAGAATACATGGTTGGATAGAGGGAATACAAGCTAAGAGAGAGATATATAAATCAGATTTTGGACACCCCGAAAGACCCCATGCCTACCGCATACCGAAAAAAGATTTAAGGTCAACAGCATGGATGCCAATATAACGGCCTGAGTTGCCGTGTATTGGACGATCTTAATTAACTCCTACCCCACACCCCAATTATTTATTTCGGCCTCTATTTCGATTTCTCGAAGTCAATCTTAAATTAGTCCTGCTATTATTCATAGGGTTTCTATCCCTATGGTCTACGTCTTGGCTACTTCTACGCCCGTTTAATACTTTCCTTCTAGCGGCATTCCTAGCCGCCCTGCGTTTTATTTGCTTAGGTCTACTATGGTAAGTTCTATACTCTTTAGCGTAATCTCTAGGCATAACTTCTTCTTACTCCTTCTAGTTATATCTTCCTACCATTTAAGGGGACACACCCCATATTGAGATTTTTAGGTAGTGACTCTTTTGGTATTTCTTTTATTTTCTGTATGCATTTTTTCTCGCTATCGAAAAATTCCATGATCTCTACCTCTACAACATGAGGCTCTGGAATTAAAGCTAACTTAACAAATAAGAGTAACCACATTGCTACCTAATCTTTCTAATTTCTTTTATACAGGCTAATGGTATATGAAACCTACCTTCCAATCCCTTATCAGAGGAAAGACTCCTACAAAGTATTAGTTCTACTTCTGTTTTATCCAACTCATATCCTATGGTTTTAATATACATAGGTGTTTTATCAAGGCCGTCTATATATTCCCAACTCTCCTCAGCCTGAGCATCTACCCAGCATACCTCCACAATCTTATTCTTCTTTGTGTATAGTGAAATTTCATTTTTATTTTTTTTAGGCATCTACCTGTTACCGTTAATTCCCATCCAAGCAGCTACAGTACCAAGCATAGCTACCAATGCGGTGCCAACACCCTGTACTGTTTTTATTTTTGTATCTATACGGTTTACCCTAACGTGTACCTCTTCTATTTTTGTTTCATTAGAGGCAATCTCATTAGAGAAGGTAGTTATAAGCTCATCTATTCTCTGGAATCGTAAGGCTTCTAGCTCCTCATGCGCAGAAAATTTATCTTCAATAAACTCTTTAAGGTGATGAATGTCATTGCTATCTTGCATTATAAATCTTTATTTAAAATACTTATCCACCATCTGTAATTGCTCGTCATACTTAGCCAATGACTCGATCTCTTTCGAGACGGTCTCAATATGGTCAGGGTGATCTGCAACACCTACGCTGTTCGTTATGAGATTTTCGATATTGGCTTTGTGTCTGCTGATCTGCCCTGTATA